CACCGAGCTTCTGAGTTTTGCTCTAATTCCTTCCATTTGGTTTGGAAAGATTGCACTTGTTAGTGCTATGACCCTCTGGGCCATTTTCTTGAGTTTGTTAGTGGTTGGATGGCCACTTTTATTGGTAAGTGTTCTGCCGGTCTTGGACTGGTTTTTATTGATTCCCTTGATAGGTTTTCATTTGCACTTGCTGCTGTTTTCTGCAGTGGTGATGTTGATGTTGACCTTCAGGGTTTGGTTGAGGCGTGAAGTTGCCCTCATCAAAGAGATTGGTGAAGAACAAGCTTTATGGACTGAACGTGAATTCAGTTTCGGCAGGATAGTGGGAACCAGATATTTTGTCACCACATTGTTGTTGTCCAATTCCAGAGATTCAGGCAACCCCTTGTTGACTGTGGTCAAGGACAAAAAGATAGTGGAAGACCACCAATTGAACATGTATGTTGTGTCTTCAGTACTCTGGTCACGATTTGTGTTATCTGTTGATAAAGCAGTTCAATACAGCCCATTGGTGTGGCATTTGGCCATTTTGTGGGTTTTATTGAGGTTAGTCAACCAGGTCAAGGTTGGAATCTTGAACTTGTTTGTGTTGTGGAGGTTTTACATTGCTAGCGTTTGGCTAGTTTTGGTTTCCTCCCCAACACAGTTTTGGTTCTTGTCCGGTTTACTTTATAAACTACTTGACTTCGTTGCTCAACTTTTCAACCCACTATTGTGGTTATACATTAAATGGACTGCCACTTACTGGATGACCTGGTTTGCCAATGTGTTGGTTGAAGGTGAATTCGTGAGCCGCAAATGGGCAAGAAGAGAGGGTTTTGCCCCTGCCCGTGGCACAGGGAATGTGATTGGTGCATTCTCTGGTTTCATGGCCCGTTTGTCCATTGTCATTTCAGATATTGGTTTGCCCTCCTATCTTCGTGGTAGTGTGGGTAGTTACAACAAAGGCACTATGGAGGACACCCTTGAGATGATGAAAGATCTTGGTTGGCCTATCAATGTTGAACTGCAAAATCCTTCCCATTTTGCGGAAAGAAGTGATTACTTTTCATGGGTGGTCACTGGGACCAACTGGCAACAAGGTATTCATTCCAGGAAAATGCAGGTTGACCATTTACTGGACCCACTACGTGTTAAGGCGGTGGAATTTCGAAGGTCAGAAGAATATGTGACTGAAGGAAATGAACTTGAGTCATTGTCCCGTTATTTTAAATCTCCTTCCTTTGATTTCCCTGACCTTGAGTTAGACGATGCATGGTTCCTGTTGGGTGACATATTCCGTCACTCCAGGTTAACACCCTTTAACTACATTATCAGGATGTGGGAAAAGAAACATGCTCTGGGAAGTTTTATGCGCGACCCGACTCGACCCTGGAAGAAACATTCGAGGAAAGATTTTATCAATTCAATAGGCTTCAAGGCCTTTAAGGAATTGTGGAGATCCACCTTTGAAAAAGCTCCACTCATGACCCCTGTGGCTCATGTTTCAGTGAAAGGTGAAGCTTTGCCACCTAGAAAATGGATGTTTGACAAGGTGCGCACTGTTATTGGTGTGCCCATTGGTAATTATATAATGTCAACCATATGGAACTACCAGCCCAATCACAATTTTAAATGGCGTGAGACCCCCATCAAGGTGGGAATGCCTTTGAATGGGTATTGGATGAACAGAACATATGAAGCACACAATAGATGTCAACACCATTTTGCAGGAGACATGAAAGAGTTTGATTCTACTTTGACAGGTGGTGTCCTAGATATGATCAAAGCCATTCGAAAGAAAGGGTTTGAAGACCACAAAGATCGAGACAGGATAGCCGCGTTGATTGACGTGAACTATGATCAAGTGTCTAAGCAATTGTTGAAC